AACAGTGGCGGCGGCGACGCCGTGACCGACGCGCACGTCGGCGCGCTTTGCTATGTCGTCGACGATCAGACGGTTATGATCACGTCAGCGGGCAAGAGCGCGGCCGGTCGCGTTCTCGCCGTCGAGAGCGACGGCGTCTTCGTCCTCACCTTCCCCGGCTTTAACTGAGGACTTAAAAAATGGACATTACCCCCGCAAATATCCGCGCTCTTTGGACGACCTTTTCGGCCGTTTTCCAAGAGGGTTACGCCGGCTCCCCAACGTTTTACGACAAGGTTGCGACCGTTGTCCCAAGCTCGAGCAAGTCGAACACCTACGGGTGGATGAGCCGTCTTCCGCAAATGCGCGAATGGCTCGGCGACCGCGTGATCCAAAACGTGGCGGCTTACGGCTATCAAATCCAGAACAAAACCTTTGAGCTTACCGTCGCGATCCCGCGCGAAGACATCGAAGACGACAACGTCGGCGTCTATCGCCCGATCGTTCAGGAAACCGGCCGCGCCGCCGGCAAGAAGCCGGACCTCCTTATCGCCGACTTGCTCCGCAACGGCCAGTCGACGACCGGCTTTGATGGTCGCAATTTCTTTGCGACTAATCACTACGTCGACCCGATCGCGTCGAGCGGCGCGCAACAAAACTACTGGAACACCGGCAAGGCTCTCACGGCCGCAAACTACGCCGACGTCCGCGCTTCGATGATGGGCTTCCTCGGCGAAGACGGTCTCCCGCTCGGCGTTATGCCGGGATTGCTGATCGTTCCGCCACAGCTCGAGCTTGCGGCGCGCCGCATCGTGCAAAGCGACGTGATTTTCGAGTCGACGGCTGCGACGAACGCCGCCGGAACGACCAACGTCCTCAAGGGAAGCGCCGAAGTCCTCGTCGTTCCCGAGCTCGTCGCCGACGCGACGACGTGGTATCTCCTCGACGTCAGCCGCGCGATCAAGCCGTTCGTTTTTCAGACGCGCCGCGCGATCAACTTCGTGCAAAAGACCTCGCCGAACGACGACGAGATGTTTTTCAACAATCAGATCGTCTACGGCGTTGACGGCCGCATGAACGCGGGCGTTTCGCTCTGGTGGCTTGCGGCGAAAGCCGTCGCCTGATCGATTGACCAATCGCGGCGGCACGTCTCACGGCGCGCCGCCGCTTTTTTGTTGTAAGGTGCAACAATGGCAGTCTACGCAACGCGCGCCGAGCTCTATCTTTTCGGAATCAAGGCGGCCGCGCTCGTCGGGATCTCGACGGGCGATCAGGATCTGATCCTCGAGGGCGCGTCGCGCGCTTGCGACAGCTACCTCGAGCCGCGCTACTCGCTCCCGCTCACCGTATGGGGAACCGACCTCAAACGAGCGACGAGCGCGATCGCCGCTTGGGACTTGCTCGCGGCCGCTCGAGGCTACAACCCCGAAAGCGAGAACGACCCGATCCGCAAACGTTACGACGACGCGATTAAGTGGCTCGTGCAAGTCCGCGACGGAAGCCTCGGGCTCGTCGGCGCCGTCGACGCAACCCCTTCCGTCGTCGAGCACGACCTCGCCGCGTACTCCGACGAGCCCGCGGGATGGTAGCGGCGAGGGGCGGCGACATCGCCAAGCTCGCGGCGGCGGCGAAGAGGCTTCGACGCGGCGCCGAATTCGAGGACGCTTTCGTACGCATCGCGGCCGAATCGATGCTCGCTGAAACCGTGCTCTGTTTTCGTTTGCAGCGCGATCCCTACGGCGCGCCGTGGAAGCCGCTCAAGCCGTCGACGATCGCCGCTCGACGCAGCGGCACGCGCAAGGGCGCGCGCAGCAAGGGCGCTCAAATTCTCATCGACACGGGCGCTCTTCGAAATTCGATGAATTCGCGGATCCTCGGTCCGCGTCGTTTTGCGATCGGCTCGCCGCTTCGATATGCGGCCGTCCACCAAGAGGGATCCGGCTCGATCCCGGCGCGTCCGTTTCTTCCGTCGAAGGGGTGGCCGCCGAAGTATTTTCGGCGCATGGTAGCAGCCGCGAAACAGGCTTTCGCGTTCGCCTTCGAGCTCTGATCCATGGCACTCTCGACAATTATCGCGGCGATCGCCGCCGAGCTCGCGCCGACCGGCGCGCAAACCGTCGAAGGGCTTCGCTACGTCGACCAGCTCGACGCGCCGAAGCGTTATGTCTGGGAACGCACGACGATCACGCAAGCCGACGACGGCAGCGGCTTTGAGTTTGCCAGCGGCGGAAACCCGAAGGCGATCGGCGAAGACCTCCACGAATTCGACGTCCACGCGTGGGCGCTCGATTACGACGCCGCGGAAGCGATGCGGCTCAACCTGATCACCTCGCTTCGCTCCGTCGTGCGCCCGGCGGGCTTCACCGTCGGATCGTCACGGTGGATTGAGCCGACGTGGATCGATCACGGCGCGTGTATCGTCGTGACCGTCTCGATCCGCGCGCCGCAACGGCTCCGCAACCTCGCGACGGACGCGGATGCGACGGCGCAAACCGTGGTACTACTCACAGCAGAGATCGACCCGTTCGCCGTCTTCGGCGATGGGATTCTCGACGGCCTAGAAACATAGAAAAAGGATTTTCCCCATGGCGATCCCAGAAGTTACCATTACCATCCAGGACTACGCGCTCGGGCTCACGCCCGCGGCCGAAGACCTCGTGCAAGCCGTCTTCGGCGTTTGCTCGAGCGGCACGGCGGCGACGCCGACGCTCATCACCAACGTTTCGACGCTGCGAACGACGTTCGGCTACGGCCCCGCGGTCGAAGCCGCGGCGCTCGCGCTCCAGATCGGCGGCGGCCCGATCGTGTTCTCGCGCGTGACCGGCTCCGTCGTGGGCGTGTGGAGCGCCGTCACGACGAGCGGCGGCGGCCCGACGGTCACGCTCACGGGGACGCCGCTGGATTCCTACGAGCTCCGCGTCGAGGTCACGACCGGCGGCGCCGTCGGAACCGCGATCGTCCGCGTCAGCCTCGACGGCGGAAACGTCTATCAAAGCGGCATTGTAACGGCGGCGACGGTCGCTTTGAACGGCACGGGGACGACGGTCAACTTCGCGGCCGGAACCTACGTCGCCGCCGAGGTATACGTCGCAACGGCACAGGAGCCTTACTTCGGCTCCAGCGACCTCAACACGGCGATTGACGCGCTCACGGCGTCGACGCTCGCGGTCGGATCGATGCACGTTGTCGGCGCCGCGCAAGGCGCGACCGCGCAGAACAGGGCGGATGCGTCGAAGGTCATCGCGGCCGCGACCGGCGCGAAGCTCGCGGCGATGTCAACGAGCTCGTTTCGCTACACGTTCGCCGTCATCGACACGCCCAACGTTGCGATCGCAAACCTCACGGCGTCGACCGCTTACGGCCCGAGCTACGTCGACTCGCGCATCCTGGTCGCGTTCGGCACCCCTCGGATCACGAGCGCAACCGACGGGCGACTCGCTCTTCGCTCGGCCGCGTGGACCATCGCCGCGCGCTGCACCCGCGCGCCGGTCGGCGAAGACCTCGGGCGCGTCGCGTCCGGCCCGTGCGCCGAGGTTCAGCTTCTCTCGAGCGCCGACGATGCGCGCGTCGACCCCGCGGCCGATACGGCGCGATTTGCAACGCTCCGAACGCACATCGGGCTTTCCGGAACCTACATCACGCAAGGGCTCCTTATGTCCGCGACCGGATCGGATTTCCGATACGTGCAAGCGCGGCGCGTGATCGACAAAGCGTGCGCGACGACGCGATCGCGACTCTTGCGCTACCTGAATTCCTCCGTGCGCGTGAACGCGAACGGAACGATCGACGAAGTGGACGCGCGCAACATCGAAAGCGACGTCACGACGACGCTACGCGACGCGCTCGTCGGTCCCGGCGATGCGACGGCGGCGACGGCGACGATCGACCGAACAACCAACGTCGTGACGACGTCAAAAATCGTCGTGCGCGTGCGCGTGACGCCGCGCGGCTACCTCAAAACGATCGAGGCGGAAATCGCCTTCCAAAATCCGGCCGTCGCGGTCGCCTGACAGGAGCTTGAGAAAATGGCAACGTATCCACTAATCAACGGCAATCGCTACGATTATTCCAGCGTGGAAATCACGCTCAACGGCTCGCGCGTTCTTGGGATCTCCGAATGCAGCTACACGAGCGCGCTCGAGCCGGGCACGGTCTTCGGAACCGGCGCGCAGATCCTCGGACGCACGCGCGGTCAGCTGGAAGAATCGGGAGCGATGACGCTCTACAAGCAAGAATTTAGTGAGCTGATCGCGGCGCTCGGTCAGGGCTACATGGAGGCGGCGTTTGACGTGACCGTCAGTTATCGCGACACGGGAAGCCCGTTGACGACCGACGTCCTTCGCGGATGCCGAATCACGAACGTCCAGGACTCGCCGAAACAAGGGAGCGACGCGATCTCCGTGTCGTGCGATCTTCACATCATGCTGATCGAGCGCGGCGGCCTTCAAGCGGTCGCGCCGCTCGCCGCTCCTCAGTCGGGCGGCGTTCTCCCGTTCGGTCTCTAACGCAGCAAGAAAAGGGCTAAAATCATGGAATTTGAAGGGCGGGGACACTCTTTCACTTTTCGCGCGGGAACCCGCGCGGACTATCAGGCGCACCGCGCGCGGCTCCTCGGCGATCGTCGAGCGGACGCGCGCGAAGCACTCTTCTTTGAGCTCGTCGAGGACAAGGCGGCGGCGTCGACGGCGTGTGACGGCGATCCCGTCCTCGCCGACGCGTTCGGCGCCGTCCTCGAGCAAGAGCTCGCAACCGCAGAGATCACCGAAGAGGCGGGCGCCGACGGGCTTCGGCGCTTCG